GGTGACGTGGCCGAGTGGCTGAAGGCACCGGTTTGCTAAACCGACAGCAAACTGAATGAAATCAACGGAAGTAGTGTAAAACACTCTGTTCCCGGCTTCAAGCAAATCAACCACTTACGCCTCACCTGTAAAGCGCTTCAGCTTGCCCAGACTGGCGAGCGCGACCGATCCCTGACCGATATACGAGCGCTTTGTTGCCTCGGCCTGCTCAGGAGCCCAGCCCATGATCTCGGCAATGGCTGACGTGTCGAGGCCGGCGGCGACAAGGTAGGTGGCGAAGCTCCCCCGCATATCGTGCCAGCGCTTGCCTTCGATTGACGGCGCGACCTTCAGCGCGTCGGCCCTCGCCAGCGCGAACCGCTTTGACAGGGTGTTGGCGTTCCAGGGCTTGCCGTCCTTCGTGAAGACCACGGGGGCGACCTTGGGGCTGGCCTCGATCACGGCGCGAAGCTGCGGCAGGATCGGGATGCGAACGGTCTTCTTCCGCTTGGCCGTCTTGCGGATGATGAAGTCGGCCTTCACGTCGGACCATGTGAGCTTCAGCAGATCGCCCCGGCGAAGCCCAGACCAGACGGCGCCCATTATCAGGCGTTGCAGCTCAGGCTCGGCGGCGGCGCACAGGGCCTCAATCTCGGTAGGCTCCCAGACGATCTCGGAGCGGTCCACGCTGTAGAGCCGGGTCCAGTTGGACAGCGGGTCGGCGTTGGTGTGCCCATTGTCGCGCGCCCACGTCAGCAGCCACGCGAGGGCGCTCATGTAGTGGTCGGCGGTGCGGGGTTTGTCGGCGTAGTCAGCGCGCCACCGGAGCAGCACCTTGCGGGCGTCCTTTGCCTCCAAACCCTTGACCGGCATATCCCCCAGGTCGTCGCGGATGACGGACAGGTGCTTACGGAGATCCGCTTGCGTGCGGGCCGCGAGGTTGGCAAATTCGGGGCTGGCTTGGAAGGCGTAGATCAGCCCGGCAACGAAGCCGTCAGCGCTTGGCTTCTGGCTGCGGAGGGCCTGATAGGTCTCAGCGGCCTTGGCGGCGGCCTTCTCCACCTTGCGGGTCAGAGCGCCCGGCGTCGGTGCAGTCTCGGACAGGATGCGGGGGCCACCGCGCCAAGCGTACCAGTACTCGGCAACGCCTTTCGCAAGCTTGGCCCTTACCCTATGGACGCCGGGAAGCACGGCTGGCACTCCAAGCCGCGAGGGCGTCGTCTGCGCTGGACGTAACGGGGGCATCTGGTATCTTGCCTCCAAGGCCCGACAACTCGTCAAGCCGCTTGTCGAGCGCCTCCCGGTCCCAACGCGGCGCACGCCCCAGGTGGACGGGCGGCAGCACGGATCGGGGATTGCACCCCGCCAGATAGACGCGGGCCTCTTCCTCGGTGAGCAAGCGCGGGTTGATCTCACCCATCGACGGTCTCTTCCCTACTAGAGGGGATGGGTATGGGACGGGAAGTGCAGTTGACCCGTTCGGAAGGCCAGCGCCACATCTTCAGGCCGTCGCAATAGCCAAGCCCGTTTGGCAGGAGCGGCGCCCGTGTCGGCAAACAGCGCCACCAGCTTGTTGATGGTCTCATCGGTCACCTGACGACGACGTGCCAGATGCTTGGCCTCCTTGTAGTCAGCGCGGTAGTCGGAGAGGATCGCTCGCACTTTGGCGACCAGCGCGATCTTGCCGGGAAACCACCCGCTCACGGCTTCACCTGTTGGACGTCGGAGTTCTTGGGCTCCGATGCGACAGGCGTTGGCTTCAGGTCCCGGGAGAGCCCCATTTCCTTTTCTGACTTAAGGGTGAGGGCTGACAAGATCGACGCCCGCATGTGAGCAAAGGCGAGGACGAGGATTTCAGCATCCATCGGCGCTTGTGCTGCGCTCTCCGCGACGGTCGCCATCTTCTTTTCGAGGTCCCGCAGAGCCCCCTCCATCCTATCAGCGCGGGCTTGGGCGGCGGCCAGATCATCGAGGAGGGTGGAGAAGCCAGCTTTTACGTCGCGCTCAAGTTCCAAGGCGCTGCCGGCGTCGTCCTTCGCGTGAACCACGACGAGGACTTCAAGCGCGGTTTCTGCCAGCCCTCTTAGTTCGCTCATACCAGGGGATTGGGTCATTGGCCTTCCCCTCCCGATACATGGGCGGAAGACAGGGCGGCTAGGGCGTCACGGATTTTGCCAATGCCTGTGTTGGGGTGCATTCCATTGGGCCAGATTTCCGAGCTGAATGGAAACCGCGACAGGGTGTCCTCGGCAATCGTCAGGGCCTCAACCACGTCCCGGTCCAGCCCTTCCCCCCTCCCTCTCGGGGAAAGGGCGGCGAGGGCGAAAAGACGGGTCCGCGCTTCAGCCTGCTTTCGCACGGCGTCCCGCGTCTCGGTCATGCGGGCGATGGCGCTGGCGGTATCGTAGGCGTCCAGAGCCTCACGCAAAGCCGTCTCCCGATCCTCCGACCCTCTCGGGGATATGGTCGGGGCGGCGGAGAGCATGGCGCGATAGATCGAGCCGAAGTCGCTGAAGCCGGGGTGTCGGTTGAGGGGCACGTCGCGAGCCGCCCGAAGCATTGCCTCGTTCGGATCGGCGGGCACCATCACCCAGTCTTCTGTCTGTGTGGGGTTTGAAGGGTTGGGGGTCATGCCACACCTGCCAGGGACAGGAGCGACGGGCCGCTCCATGTTGCTTCGGCCTCGGTCAAGTTCTTGAGGGCCTGTCGATAGTATGCGGTCTTAAGCTCGGTCCCGATGAACTTGCGCCCAGCCTTCAACGCGCTCCACCCCTCGGACCCAATGCCGGTAAAGGGGCTGAAGACGACATCATCTGGATTGGTCCAGAGGCGTATCGCCCGATCAATCAGATCCAGTTGCAGCGGGCAAAGGTGGCGCTCGTCCTTGTCTTCGCGCGCGACCTTCACGTTGAGCACGTTGGTCTGCTGAATATCCATCCAGACCGGCGATGCCCATTGCTGCCACTGGCTCACCGGGAAAAGCTTGGCGTCCTGCCCGACCTTTTCGGCCTGGCTCTCGTCGGCGGGCGTCTTGCGGAACACCAGCAGATAATCCGGCATCCCCTGACGGGAGCGCGTGGCGTCGGTCTGAAGCTGCTTGTAGAGAAGCCCCAGCGCCTTGGTCCGGGTCATCTCAACGACCGGGTCTTTCCAGATCGTCACCCGGCTATGGTACGTCCAGCCGGCGGCTTCATGAACCTCGCGGATGTCAGCGGGAAAATCGTACAGCCCGACACTGCCATGCACGGACTTGGTCCGGGGAATGTCGGAGCAGTGAACGGCGGTCAGGCGCCCGGGCTTCGTGGCCCTGAACTTCTCCCTAACCAAGTGGGCGTAGATCGCCTTAAATTCGGCCTCGTCCTTGACGTTGCCCATATCGCGCTCGCTGTCGCTGTAGACGAACAGGTGAGCGAAGGGCGGGCTATAGACGCTGAAGTCGATGCTGTTGTCGGGCAGCCCGGCGGCAACCTCGACACAGTCGCCATTGATTACCGTGAAACGCTCGCCGGAATGCTGGTCAAGTACGGAGGTCATGCTGCAATCCACTTCGGAAGGGTCAGCGGCTTTGCCGGCTGATACGGGGCTTGTTCGGGAACAGAGCGGCTGGCGCGGCTCATGGCGGCGGTCATCTCGGTCTTCATTGCATTGTGGTCGCCCGCCTTGCGGCTAACGATTTGCCAGATGCTTTCTTCGGTGTCGGCGCATGCCACATGAACATCGACGGGCCGCGCCTGGCCGAACCGCCAACATCGGCGAACGGCCTGATAGAAGCTCTCGTATGAGAAACTCAGGCCGACGAACGCCATTCGCGCCGCGTGCTGCCAGTTAAGGCCGAACCCCGCGATTGACGGCTTGGTGATGATCACCCGCGCCTGTCCGGTGCTGAACGCGGTCAGGTTCGCCTCTTTGAGTTCGGGAGACATTGACCCGCGAACCTCGACGGCGCCGGGAATCCGGCTCGCCAGAGCGTCGGCTTCATAGTCGGTGTCGCACCAGATAACCCACGCCTCATCGGGCTCTTTCGCCACCAGGGCGGCGATCACGTCGGCCCGGGCGTCGGTCGTCATCCGCTTCTCCCGGTGAATGGAAGTTGCGGACGTGTCGGGCATACGGAACAGCCGGGCCTGGCCGTCCTTCTCCGCGCCAGTGTCAATGCTACGGTCAGCTTCGACGATGTGCCGTTGCATGTTGAGGGCCGGCAAGTTGTAGCCGTCGTCGCTGAACCCGAGATCGGACGGCTTGGACACACAGCGCGCCCAGCTCGCCACCCAATTCCAGAAGTCTTTGACCGCGTGGCCCTTCATCTTCCATGTGCCGGTGTCGGCGCTGTCGTGGATGAACCAACGGGTAAGCATCTGGCTCTGGCTCATCACGCCAAGGAACTCGGAATGTTGGCCTAGCTCGGCGTGGTCGTTCGGAGCTGGCGTAGCGGTGCAGCAGAGCCGGAACGGGGTGTGTTTGAACGCAGCGATAAGCGCGCTGGTGGTCTGGCCAGAGAAGCTCTTGATGATGCTGCTTTCGTACAGAATGACGCCCGAGAACTGGTCCGGGTCAAACTTGGACATTCGGTCATAGTTCGTGATGTAGATGCGGGCGCCGTCGATCTGATCGGGCTCGCGGATGGACTTCGCGTCGATGCCGAATTTGACCGCCTCGCGCTCATGTTGAGCAGCGACGGCCAGCGGGGCGAGCATCAGGACGGGGCGCCCAGTGTGCTCCACCACAACGCGGCCCCATTCCAGGGCGCAAAGGGTTTTGCCAAGTCCGGTATCGAGAAACAGGGCTGCGCAGCCGGCGCGCAAGGCGAACTCCACCGCGTGCCGCTGGTGGTCTTTCAGCGCGGGCGAAAGGGCAGGCAGGTCAGCCATGCCACGCGGGATGAAAGCGATCCGCTTGGCGTCGATCAGTTCCAGATATGGCTTGATGCTCATCACGCGGCCTCGTCAAAGTGTTGGATGGTCAGCCCGGCGGTCGCGCACCAGGCCAGGATGAAGGTGATCAGATCCCGCATTTCACCCACGGTCAGGTGCGAGGATCGGTGGCCCACCGGGAACATGCCGTCGCCTTCCAGCTTGGGGAGGAAGCGGACTTCCGCGCCCCAGGCGTCCATGAAGACCGCCTGCCAAAGTGCCTGATCCATCTGCACGCCGTTGTGGACGGGGCGTTGCTTCAGAACTTGGTCGAGCAAGCCGTAGAACCCGGCGTTCTGCTCAACGGAGCGGTTCGGCTCGCGGACTTCCAGCATCCAGCCGTCAGGGGCTTTAGCGACCCACCCGGCGGCGATGCGGCGGTTGCTCTTGGTCAGCTTCAGGAAGTGGCGTTCGCTCATCGGATGAAGCGGGGCGGCTTGTTAAGCTTCGCACCCCTTCCCTCACTGTGATTTCTGTCCCCGGAAAGGCCCTCAACACCTCGCGACAGAGCCAGCGGCCCCAAAGAATTTCCGGGGTGTCGGGTAGCTTCACGGGTCACGCGGCGGCCTTGTGGTAACGGGCCGTCAGCGCTTCCACCTTGCCGTCGATCTCGCGGAGGAAGGCGGCAACGTCCCCCTCCAGGTCGAGGATCATCGACACGTCGCGGGGAACGCGGCGGATGAACAGGCTCATCTCAGCAGGCAAGCGCGGATCGAACGACACGAAGTCGCACCACGCCCGGCCCGTGCAGGCCATCTGCCACATCATCTGCGTGACGTACTTGGCCGGCACCGTCTCACTGAGCAGGGTGTCGAGATGCGTGGCCGTGTTCGGGCACTTGATCTCAAGCATCCCGTCGTCACCGATCAAGCCGTCAGGGCTGGCGCCGCTGTTGGCAATCTCGGGGTGGTCAACGAAGCCGATCTCATCGACCGTGACGCCCGTGCGCTTCTCGTAGGCCATGCGGGCGAGCGGCTCCGTCTCCGTGCCCCATTGCATGGCCGAGTTGGTGAAGCCGGGGGCCGTGCAGCCGGTCAGGCGTTCGGCGATCAGCTCGGCGGCGTAGTTGGCGCGTGACGCCCCCCAGCCGGTTTTGGTCTTGGCGATCACGTCGGCCACGCGGGAGGCGGTAACCCGGCCACAACGCATGGCGAACCATTCGGGTGAGCCCTGGACGATCACGCGGCGTCCTCCAGCTTGGGCTCGGCGAAGTCGGCCACGCGGGCGGCGTAGCGCTTGTCGAGGTCGGCGAGGCGCTCGGGGTCCTTGTCGTCCAGCTCGGCGCGGAGGGCGCTGGCGAGGGCGTAGGCCTTCTCCAGATCGGCAAGGGACTTGACCCCGTTGAGGGTGCCTTCCAGACGGTCGGCGCGCTCGCTGAGGGTCGGCTTCTTCGGGGCCTCCTGCTTGCTCTCGTTGGCGGGCTGGCGCGGGCCGCTGGCGGCGTTGCCGTCGTCGTCCTCGGGAGCCGCACCGCTCATGGCGAGCAGGGTGTAGCGGCGCCCGTAAGTTATGGCCGAACCGACGCCCTGGGGGTCGCTCTTGCTGGGCCGCAGCTTCAGTTCACCCGTGACCGACGAGCCGGTTTCGTGTAGAAAGGTGGTGGTCACCAGCACCCATTCGCCGTCAAACGAGGGGAACTGCATGACCCCGATCCCGTTGGCGTTGAGGGCCGGCAGCACCGCCTCCACCACCCCGGCGAGGTCGGCGTACTTGGACCGGAACGCCGGGTTGCTGGAGGCCTTCTTGACGGCCTCGGTGGCCTTCTGGGCGGCGACGAAGGCCTTGGCGAAGGGGGCGCGGTCGCCCTCCCATTTGATGCACAGGTGCGGTGTTTCCAGATCGGCAGCGATCATCGCTTCCTCCATTTGTTTTGCGGTTTCGGGGTCGTCGTACGGGCTCACAGCGCCACCCCCAGGTACAGGCCAACGATGAGCCAGAACCCGGCCCAAGCTGCTATGCTGTGCCAGATGGTCCAGCGGTGACGCCGGGGGCGGACGAACGAAATCGGCGCGCGGGGCGGCCAGGTGAATTGTTCGCGGTCGGTCATGCCGCCCTCCTGATCGAAAAGCTGACGGGGTTGGTGTAGGTGGCTACCCGCTGTTGAGCCCAAGGCAGGGTCGGAACCCCATCAGGCTTTCCACACCGGAAGGACCAGAGGGCCACCTGACCGAAGCGGCGTTGCCAGCCTTCGGAGGGATGGGGAGCGGCCTCGTAGGCTTCCAGGGCTTCGCAGAGGGCGTCGTAGCAGGCGAGCGTTCCGTAGCTCATTGGCCCTGCTCCCGTGCTTTCTCAGCGGCTTGGCGGAGGGCTTCGGCAACTTCCTCGGCGGTGCGGTTCGGCTCGTCGTTCCAATCCGCAACCGTCAAGTCTGGGTTGTTTACGATCTCGCTGGGCAGGTATTCCAAAGCGAGGTCGATGGCGAACGTGCCGCCGAATTGTTCAGCGCCGCGAACCTTGTCGATTGCTCCCAGTAAGCAGAAGCACGTCGCCCGGTGAACATCGGAGAGCGTCGAGACGCCCGCCTCGTTGGCTCCGAAGTGGTATTGCGTCCACTTCCCCGGTTGCTCGATCAGATCAGCAGCAGCCGACAGGATTTCAGACGGCTTGGCGAGTTGTTCCCCGCTCATTGCCCCTGACCCCCATCAAGAGGGGGAGAGGCCTTGGAGATGGCGGCAGCGACCAGATCGCGGTCCAGCCACAACACGATGCCCAGCTTCTTCGTGCCTTTGAGATCAACGGGCTGGTCAGTGCCGAAGGTGACGGTTGTTCCGCGCTTGGCGCTGTAGTTCAGGTCGCTCGCGCACTGGTCGAGGAACTGAACGCCAACATTGTCGTCGCCAATCGCGAGGATGAGTTCTGACATTTTCATTGATCGGTCGCTTTCCTGATTGCGTCCTGCGCTTCAGAAAGAACTGTGTGGCTGGTCGGCGTGCTGAGGAACGCGATCAGCGGGAGGGTCGCGCCCATAGTCTCAACAACGACGCCGTGTTTCGGGTCATTCAGCAGGGCAAGCAGGTTGGTCAGTGCGGAGAGCAGCAACTGCTCAGTGGCAGCGCTCTTGGGCGTCGCCGCATTGGCGGTTGCTTCAAGCCCGGGAGGACCACAAACCGTGTTTTCCTTAGTCATTCCGTCTCTCCAGAAACAATAAGGGGGGAAGAGGAGAGGGCGGCTTCGTCCTCAATCCAGTCGATCACTTCGCGGCAGGCGTCAGCGCTTGCGGCGCAACCGCAGCGGCTATCTTCCGGCCCGTCGTAGTCCTCGTGAACGTAGGTCCAATCGACACCGCAGGAGGCCGGGATGGGCTTGGGGTCGTATTCGATCCGATAGCCGCGATAGGTCTGGGCGGCGCTCATTGGAACAGCCCCTCGACGTGGCCCGCGATCTCGAAAGGCCGGCCCTGAACGATCAGTTGGCCCTCACGGTCGCCACCCATCATCCAGCAGGCAAAGTCGTTGCCCTGGCGGTCGAAGTAGTAGGCCGTCGCGCCGTGAGCGGTGGGGGTCCAGAACACCTTGCCGTAGTCGGCGCGTTCGGTTCCGTCGCGGTTGAAGCGACCACCGCAGGAAAAGCCAGCTGGCGCGTCATGGCTGACGGGCAGGGCTTCCGGGCGGGTCTGGGTAGTGGTGTCGAGGGGCATGGGTGCTCTCCGGGTATGGAGAGCACGGTATTCCGGAGTTCCGGAGTTAGCAATCTAAAAATACGGAATGCCGGAATTATTTTCCGGCGCTGTCGCGGCGGTGTGGGTCGTGCCGCATCTGTTCACGGTGACGCCAGGCGCGGGTTGTGGTTCGATCCCTCAATCGGGGGTGGCATGTCAGACGACGAGCAGGGTAGGCTTGACCAAGTTGTAGCGGCAATACCGCCGGCCAAAGTGCTTGATGAGAATGCCGTCAAACGTTGGGTCGAGTTCCAAGGGGACGCAGACCTCATTCTGCACATCTCGCGCGGCGACATCGACAATCTGTTCTTCGCGATCCAGGAGCTGGGTTACGCGGTGACGGCGGTCCAGCGGTCCATCTATTTCGTCACCGAGGGTCAGCTTGACCAGGCCAATGCCAGTCACACCGAGGCCCAAGCCAGAACCATTCACAGTGCCAACCGCATGACAGACTTTATCGGGTCGCTCATGGCAAAGGCGGAGGTGGTCGGGTGAAGGGGCCGATAAGGCAGGACGGAAATCTCTACACTCCGCAGCAATGGCCTGGCGCTCCACCGTTGAAAAGCGGCGGCGGAGGTGGCACATCTGACGGCATGGACGGCTCGGAAGCAAAGCGGCTCGACGAAAAGATCGACGGAAACTTCAAGTGGGTGGTCGGCGTCTATGGCGCCGGCTTCATTCTTCTCGTTTCTGCGTTTGCGGCGGGCTTCCTGGTTCTGCAGTCCGAGACTCGGGCGGGCTTCGACCGCGTGTCCGCCAAGCTTGATGTCGTGGTCGAGAAACAGAGCACGACGAACGAGCGTCTCGCACGTGTCGAGACTAAGCTTGAAGAGGTCAAGCCACCACGGCGTTAGCTATTCCAACGGCCTGGTCACCCGGTAGGTGATTTCGGTGTTCGTAGCATTGAGTATCTCGAAGAGAGATCCACGGAACGCGAACTCGTTGCCCTCGCTCAAATCGTACTTCAGCTCTTGGCTGAAGGCCGGGCGGGACCAACCATCGGAGAACTCGCGATAGGTGAGGGTGATCTCATCTTTCGATTTTCCGGAATAGTCGATCTGGCTGCTGAAGCCTCCCGAGGCGGGGGTTTGGCAGTAGGCAATCTCGGCAGCTTCGGCTGGGAGATTGACGTCATAGACCCTGACAAAGCCCTGGCCACGGTCCCAGAACAGATAGGTTCGGCGATTGCTGCGGTTGTAGACAAGCCAAGCGGTGCCGGCTTTGAAGTCCTCTCCGCGCGGACCCGTGATCGTCGCATTGCCGACGGGGTAGCGGATGTGGTCGCCGTACGTACTGCCGGGCCGATACTCGCCGGCTGGAATATCCACGGTGTCAGGGCGACTGCCTTTTCCGACCCATCGGAACGCGGTCGGTAGTTTGATCGATAGGGGATACTCTCCGACAAGCCCCCTGAAGATCATCGGCTGACCGACCTCAACCCGCGTGACTTGGTCTAGCGCCGGGAATGCGCCAGCCTTCGGCGCGACAGCGCTGGCGCCACTGGTCACGACGTTGGGACAGAGCGGGGTCTCGGCTCCGGAGGCGGGCAATGCCAATAAGGCTGAAAAGACAAGTCCAGTTAGAGCCGCCGAGCGAACCATACGGGCCTCCCCATTATCTTGACGTCTTCGGGATCAGCCTCGTCATCTGAATAAGCCGGGTTATTCGAGAAGATGCGAAGCTTGCCGGTGCGGCGGATAATCTCGACATTCTTTACCACGTAGCCGTCGTCGTACCAAAGCGCGAACGGCCCAGGCTGGCGCGGGTTGGTATCCCGGCGATGAACGATCAACTGATCTCCATGCATGAAGCCCTTGCCGGTGGCCGGGTCCAACATGCTGTCGCCTCTGACGTCGATGATAAGTAGATCAGCCGGGTCGGCGCGCAGCTCCTGAATGACCAGGGCGCGCGACACCAACGCTCGGCTCATGTCGCCGTCTCCGGTGCCCCCGCCGCCCATGCCCGCGAAAGTCGGCAGAACTTCAACTTCAACGTAGTCCTGAAGTGGATCGCCATCCGGCAAGTCGCTGGTGTTCCCAATGTGCGCGTCAGGCTTGGCCCCGCCAAAGATCACTTCTACGGCGACCCGATAGGCCTTCGCGACCTTGTGTTCCGTCTCAACCCGCAAGCCTTGCGTGTCGCCTTTAAGGAAGTCGTAGAGCGTCGTGGCCGGAACGCCGCTTTTCTTCGCCACCTTTGCGGTGTTGGTATCGTTCGCGCGCATCCACGCCTTGAACGACTCTCTGCGGTCTACGTCTGCCATCTCCCATTGATCGCCCAATGCGACTACGGGAGATATTCCGGAGTTCCGGATTTTATCTTGCCAATCAGTCCGGCATTCCGTAATCATTGCGGCATGACCGACATCACCGATGCGCTAGACCGGATTGAAGCCGCCGCCCTCGAGAGCCTGCCGGCCTTGGCCAAGGCTGCCGACGTTCCGTATTCGACTGCCGCCGAGTTGCGCGGAAAGAGGTGGCGGACCCGTACGGTCGCGACCCTTGAGCGACTTGCGTTGGCCGCAGACCGCATACTTGCGGCCAAAGTCGATGAGGCCGCCTGATGTCGGAGGCCGTTGACTACGGAAGTGACCAGCCCGCCCTTTTGATGCGGTGGCATCCGTATGCCGAGCTGTTCCCGCTGCTGGAAGGGCAAGCTTTTCGGGATTTGGTCGACGACATTCGTGAGCATGGCGTTCGCGAGCCGATCGTTATGTTCGAGGGCAAAGTTCTCGACGGTCGAAACCGCTACCTCGCCGCGCTTGAGGCTGGCGTTGAGGCTCCATTCGTCGAGTACGAAGGCGACGATGCCCTCGGGTACTCGATCAGTCTGAACCTGAAACGCCGCCACCTTACGGACAGTCAGCGCGCTGTCGTGGCGAAGAGGATCACTGAGGTGATCCGGGTCCGGGGCGATGCCGGCCCGCCAATTGGCGGGGTCACTGTGGTTGAAGCTGCTGCGCTCTTCAACGTTTCGGTCCGAAGTGTCGAGCGGGCGGGGGCGATCCTCAACACTGGAGAGCCAGCCCTTATCGCATCTGTCGAGGCTGGCGATATCTCGCTCGGCGCTGCGGAGCAGGTTGCCCGGCTTCCGTCCAGCTTGCAGGCCGAAATCATCGGGGCAGGCTCGGACGTCGTCCGTGAGGCCGCTGCTGAAATGCGGGCCGTCTCGGCGGGCCCGGAACTGACCCGTGAACAGCAGGCGGCGGTCCGTGTCGCTGCGGCTGAGGGCGTCATCGCCCGCTCTCGCCCTAAGCCAGGGCTTTCCCACACCAACCCGTCCTACTGCGCCGACCCGAACTTCAAGGCGATGTCGGCTGTCGCTGGCGCTGCTGCATCCATCGTCCAGCGCATCGACGCTCAAGGCCCGGCCTTCATCGTGCGCGGCTTTCTCGACCCCGAAATGCGCGCTCGCAACGTCGCTGGCTTCACTGCCGCGCGAGACGCCCTGACCCGCCTTCTGGAGGCCTGCAATGCTCACTGACCAACAACGCATCCTTCGTGAACTCATCGCTGAGGCCGTTGGCCGTGTAGGCCGCAGCGCGACCAAGATCGCTGATGATGTCTTGCCGCGCGCCTTCCGCCGCAGCCTGCCGGAGCTGGAGATCGAAGGGGGCGCTCGCATCCTCCGGCAGGGGCTGGTGGCGTTCATCAAGCCGCTGTTGGACGAGGCCGAACCGGACGACCGGCAACTCGACTTCGGCGACGTGGACGAGGCCTTCCATGCCATCGTGAGCCGTCTGCCCAAGCGGGTCTTCTTCGTGCCCAGCCTCGGCCTGTACGTCCCCATTTCTGACCTCATCGACGAGCCGGAGCGGCTTGACGAGGCCCGCAGGTTCACCCGGCAAAAGGGCGAGGAGACGTTGGCGACCGCCGACATCCTCGACCAGCTGTATGCCGCCGTGATCGACGCGCGCTGAAGCCGTGACTTCCCTTCAAGAACACACGCAAGCTCGCCCCAAGGCTCCTCTCGCCGAACGACAAGCCTGCCTGCGTGGAGCGGCGGGGGTAAATCCCCTCCCAGGTCCCCGCCGCTCATCGCTTTTCCACACCACTGGCCCGCGCTGCAATGAGCGCCGTGGCGGCTTGGTGTTCGGCTCGCGACTTGGCGGCCATCTTGTTCAAACCACGGGCCGCGCTCGGCTCCTTTCGCGCCCAGTAGGCGTACTCGCCGCATTTCACGGCGGCTGCAATCGCCCGCTCAACCACATCATCCTGCCCGTCCACGTTGTGAGGTCCCCTCAATCCGAGGACCACACCGTGCGGCACGCTGACGCGCCTGTCAGCCGAACAATCCATGAGTCCATTCGGGGAACACGATGACCGCTCTCGTCGTCAAGGCGATCTGCCGCCGCATCCAGGCTCGCTACGGTTCCAACGCTCACGCCGCCATGGCTGCTGACGTCTCGCCGGGTGTGTGGAGCAACTACTGCTCCGACGATCACCCGGACACCACCATCCCGTTCCACCGGCTTCTGATGGTCGCCAACACGGCAGAGCGGGCGGCTTTCGCCAAGCTGCTGGCTGGTGAGCCCGCACCGCCTCCGGCCGATCTGCTCAACGAAGCGGGAGAGACCGTCGAGACGGCGGCTGATCTCCACAAGGCCGTTCGCGAGGCCACGAAAGACGGCGTCGTCACCCCCCTGGAACGCAAGTCGATCCGGGGCGCGGCTCTCACGGTCATCGCTGAAGCCACTGAGGTTCTCGCAGCCGCCGGCTGACGAGCAAGGGCGGCGCTGGCCCTTCCCGGCGCGGGGTAATTTCAAGAGGGGCGGGCGCTCTACATGCCAGTCACAGTCACGCTGCCATATCCTCCGCAGGCCAACCACATGCACACCGTCGCGCGAGGTCGGAAGATCTCGTCCAGCTCCTACCGGGCATGGCGTGACGAGTGCGGCCTGCGCCTCATGGCCCAGCGCGCCCCGATGACTGCCGGGCCGTTCTCCATCGACCTGCAGATCACCCGGCCCGACCGTCGCCGCCGCGACATCGACAACCTGATCAAACCCTGCCTGGATGCGATCAAGTCCGCTGGCCTGATCGAAGACGACAGCCTCGCGTCGAAGGTGTCGGCTGAGTGGCGCCCCATCGGCTCCGCCCCCGGCGTCACCGCGACCATCACGGCGGTGGCGGCATGATCGCCCGTCTCCGCTCCCTCTTCGCCCCGCGCAAGCCCGCTCCGACGTGGGGCGACTGCATCTCTGACCTCACCCAAGCCGAACTCGACGCCGTCCGCCGCAAGGACATGAAGGCTGTCGGCAAGGCCCGCGCTGAGAAGTCCAAACGTCTGCACACGGCTCTGGCCGGGGCGGTGAAGTCGTAAGCGCGATTGGACCGGGCGACTGGGTGGAGTGCGTCATCAACGCCCCACACTCCACCGTAGGCGTTTCCCTGAACGCAGGCGCTCTGTACCGCATCCGTGAGCTTTGGGGCGATGGCCAGCGGATCGCGGGCGAGCCGGCAAGCGTGGCGCTTGAGGAGGTCCGCCTGCCTGTCGGGCCTAAGGGTTTCGAGGCGACGTGGAACCTGCGTCGTTTTCGCCCCGTCTACCGGCCTCGCGCCGACCTGATCGAAACCCTCCTGCAGCCCGTCGACGGCGTCTCTCCTGAACTGGAGACCGCATGATCCTCGCGGCCCTCATGTTCGTCGGCGTCCTCGCCTGCATCGCCATCCCTCCGGCCTTCGTCCTGTTCATGGGCTGGGTCATCGACTGCCTTGCTGACATCACCGCCATGGAGCGGGACCGATGAGCAGGGAGCGCGTCGAAGCCACCCCTCGCAGGGCCATGACGAAGGCCCGCCGCCTGCGCCTCTACATCGCCTGCGAAGGCCGGTGCGAGTGCGGGGCCAAGGTTCCGATGGAAGGAACCACCATCGACCACCGCATCCAGCTCTGGATGGGCGGGGCCGACGACGACAGCAATCTCCGGTTCTTCTGCGGCCCCTGCGACAAGCCAAAGACGGCGAAGGACGCGACAGACCGCGCCCACGTCAAGCGCCTGATCGCCAACGAAGACCCGACCACCCGACCGAAGGCGAAGCGTCCGCTCCGCTCCCGTGGCTTCCAGAAGGGCGGGCCGAAAACAGCCTGGCCGTCGAAGCCCTTCCCGACACGCAACTCCACCTGGGGGAACTAATGGCCGCCCGACCCTGCACATCACCATGGGATGACGCCCGCGAAGCCTTCGCCGTTGCGCGCTGGCAGGCCGGCGACAGCGCCCTCACCATCGCCCAGAAGATGGGCTCGCCCTTCACCAAGAACTCGGTCATCGGTCGGATCCACCGGCTGGGGCAAGCGGCCCGCGCACCGCCGCTCCGCATCATCGTTGCCCGGACACCTCGGCCCCCGAAGCCCGCGAAGGTCGCCAAGCCGAAACCGGCGCCCAAGCCCGTCCGCGTCCTGAACGCCGCTGTCGAGCCCGGTGAGAAGCCGGTGGCCGTGGTGTTCATCGCCCCGCCGGAGCCTGTGAAGCCGACGCACAACGACATTGCGCGGGTGACGTTCGCCGACCTGCAGCCGCATCAGTGCCGGTGGCCGGTCGGAGAGGTCAACCATCCGGAGTTTGGCTTCTGCGGTGAGGGCCGTATCGAAGGCAAGCCTTACTGCCCCGGCCATGAGAAGCGCGCCCATGTTCCGCTGAAGCCGCACCAGCCCAAGACCGCCAACGACCTGGCCCGCTCCCTTCGTCGGTGGGCGGCATGAGACACCCGCTCGATGCTCAGATCTCTACCGAGTACGCCGCCGGGTACACCGTCGCAAGCATTGCGGCTGGCATCGGCTGCCATCCCGACACCGTCAGGAACCGAGTTAAGGCTCTGGGCCTTCCGGCCAGGAACAGGTCGGAGCCCTACACCCCCGAGGATGACGCCTGGCTGCTGGCTGAGTACGCGGCGGGCACTCCGCTGGACACCATCGCCTACAAGGTCGGACGGACCCGCAAGAGCATCTCAAGTCGGTTATTGCGGATACGCCCGCCAGAGATTTCGGAAACCCGCGCTCGCCAATACACTACCGACGAGGACGCCTTCATGGTGGCCAAAAGGGCGGAGGGCTGGAGTCTTCGGCGGATCGGGGACGCCTTGGGCCGTGACCGAGACGGCGTCCGCGCGCGACTGGCGAAGCTGAACCTCGACGACCCCAACATTGAACGTCACACGGAGGCCACCAAAGCCAACCGCGACGATGACCATGTCGCCCTGTGTCTCGCTCATGGCGGCTTTGTCAGAGCCGAGGTCGTCAACGGCAAGACGGTATGGATCAGGCCGGTTCCGCTGCGGAGTGCCGCATGACCAACGCCACGCAAGCCCGCGCCGCTGACCAACTGGACCGCCGCAGCCTCTCCCGCAAGGAGCGTTCTGCCGCCCGGTCCAAGTTCCTCGCCATTGAGACCCGCGCCGCCCTTGGCCGGTTCCTGGCCCTCGCCACCTCGCCTGCAGACCGTACAGACCGCCTCCGGGCCATGCTGACGCTCGCCAGTGCGGAGTATGCCGCGATAGCCGGTCCTGAGCGTGCTGTGGCCCTGCACGGGGCTCGCGCCGGGATTTGCGGGGGAGACATCCAGCCGAAGACGAAGGCCCGCGTTGAGGCCGACAAGGTGTTTGGGGGTGGCGAGTGAGCAACCCGACAACCGACGCCCCGCTGCCCTCCAACCTCGAGGCCGAACAAGCCCTGCTGGGCTGCGTCCTCTGCGACAACCGCGCGCTCGAGCAAGCCGAGGCGATCCAGGTCGACCACTTCGGTGAGCCAGTCCACGGCCTGCTCTGGTTCGTCATTCAGGAATTCGCCGGGACCAACAAGACCGCCGAGCCGATTGGTGTGTGGCAAAGGCTCAACGACGAGCCCGCGCTGAAGGCTCTCGGGGGCCTGACCTACCTTGCCGACCTCGTCGACAGCGCCCCATCCTTCACAGCCACCAAGCACTTCGCCGATCTGGTGAAGGAGACCGCCACCAAGCGCGGCATCGCCAAGCTGGCCCGTGAACTCGACAGCATGGCAATGGGAGGCGAGGAAGCCCCTGTCGTTCTGGAAGCTGCCGAACGTGGCGTTGCCGCCCTGTCCGAAGATCAGGACCGGGGAGGGCAGGGGTTCGCCCCTCTCTCCGACGCCCTTGAAGGCGCTCTCCGCATGGCTGAGGACGCCTACAACCGCAAGGGCGGGCTGGCGGGTATCTCCACTGGCCTTGTGGACCTCGACCACCGCCTTGGCGGTCTGGTGGGCGGTAACCTGCTCATCCTCGCCGGCAGGCCCTCCATGGGCAAATCAGCCCTTGCCCTGAACATCGCGTGGCACGTCGCCAAGGCCGGGAAACAGGTCGCGTTCTTCTCGCTGGAGATGACGAAGGAAGAGATCGGCCTGCGCCTTCTCGCCGACGTGACCGGCTATTCCTCCAGCAGCATCCGCACCGGCAAGATCGAAGCCTGTGACTTCGGCGCCATCCGTGACGCCAAGGACCACATCGAAGGCTCGCCCCTCCACATCGACGATACAGGGGTCCTCGCCCTCCAGCGCCTCGCCTCTCGCGCTCGCCGCCTGAAGCGCACCAAGGGCCTGGACCTGCTTGTCGTGGATTATCTGCAGCTCATCACCACAGGCCGCAGGAGCAACGACAACCGGGTGCAGGAGGTCTCCGAAATCACCATGGGCCTCAAGGCTCTGGCGAAGGAGCTTGGCGTTCCGATCATTGCCCTGTCGCAGCTCTCTCGCGCCCTCGAAAACCGTCAGGACAAGCGCCCCCAGCTTTCCGATCTGAGGGAGAGCGGAAGCATCGAGCAGGACGCCGACGTGGTCATGTTCGTCTATCGCGAGAGCTACTACGTCGGACGTACCGAGCCGGATGGTGGCGACCAGGGCGCACACCTCGACTGGCAGGAGAAGATGGACCGCCTCTCCGGTCTGGCTGAGGTCATCATCGGCAAGGCCCGCCACGGCCCCATCGGAACGGTTCGCCTGTCGTTCAACGAAGACCTGACCCGGTTTGGCAATCTGGCGCAGGAAGGGCGGTTCGACGACCGATGAGCGCACCTCCCTACATGAAACTCTACTGGGGCGACTACAGCCGCAAGACGCGCCACCTGAAGCGCGCTGTGGAGCATGGGGCCTATCTCCTGCTCATCGGCGCCCTGTGGGACAGCGGCGGCAAGCTGCCGGCGGATGACGAGACCCTGGCCGACCATGCCCTCCTGACCCCCGAAGAGTGGGCCGGAATGAAGGCTCGCATCATGCCCTTCTTCAAGGTCAGCCGGGGCTTCCTGACCCAAGAGCGGGTGACCGAGGAACTGGCGAAGTACCGCGACACTTCCGGTAAGCGGAAAATGGCCGGAAAAGCGGGAGGGAAGGCAACCCACGGAAAAGAAACGGGAATTAGCCAAGCAATTGCTAAGCAAATGCCCACACAATCAGAATCAGAATCAGAACCAAAGATAGAGGAAGCTAACGCTTCCTTTGTCGGATCGGAGATCGCGACAGAGGAGCCGGTCGTCCCGAAGGCCAAGCCGTGGGAGAAGAACGCGGCGTTTCAGGCGTTCTGGAAAGCCAGCGGCCCCCAGATGCGAAGCCGCACCTCGCAGTCCAAGGTCTGGCCGGTCTGGAAGCGCGTCGCCGCTGAGATCGGCGATGAGACGCTTCACGCGGCCCTCAAACGCTACATCGCGCAGGACGCAGACTACCAGCGCACCGGAGGCCCCGGCCTTCACGGATGGCTAACTGACGGCAGGTGGGAACACTGGTTGGCCGGCGGCGAAACGGGTACAATTAACGCCTCCGCGAAGCGCTTCCCCGATGAGCCCACCCGCGCTGCTGTTGTCGGCAAACTGGGCGAGGACTTCGCCCGCAAGTGGATGGACCCGAGCGACTGGATCCCCACTGACCGCGTCATCATCGCCCCTAACCGTTTTGCCCGTGACCAGATCGCCAGAGAGGCTCCGGCCCTGAAATCTCTCGGTATCGCGTCCGTCCGTATCGCCCAGGCTGAAGGAGCCCAAGCATGACCGGGATTGTGCCCCGCGCCACCATCGACCAGATCGACGCCAGCCGGTCCCGGTGTTTGGACCTGTATGGAAGGGCGTGGGACCTTGTCAGGGAGGCTGGCGGCCAAGCCTCCGTCGCGGTTCCCGGAGGTGTCTACGAACTTCCCTCGATCAGGGGGCGCGACCAAGGCTACGAGAAGACCCGCGACGAGTGCTTGGAGACGGTTCGCAAGCCGCTGGACCGCTCAATCTGGCACCACCTGCTGCAAGCGACGTCGCTTGATAGGCTGATGGACCGCAAGGCTAAAGACGACTTCCGCAGCCAGGTCGAGAAGGACCCGCCGCCGGCCACGGCAGACAACTGCTTGGCCACGATGGAAAGCTTGCTGGCTGACAGCGAGATGATCTTCAAGCGCGGCATCGCCAACACCTTCGCCGGTCTGGATCGACGGTTCCGCAGCCACGACGGGTTCAAGGTCGGAACGCGGATCGTGCTGACCTACTTTGCCGGGGTCGACGGCTATGTGCGATACGGCGGAACGCGGGACTCGTTGCTGGACGTTGAGCGGACCTTCTACGTCCTCGACGGGAAGCCTCAGCCTGACAGCGCCGCCGGGATCATCGGCGCCCTATGGCTGGCGAAGCCGCCGGGCTGGTCCGCCAGCGCCTACGAAGCCGAGACCGACTATGTCCGAGTGAAGGTCTTCAAGAACGGCAACGCCCACGTCTGGTTCAAGCGGGATGATCTGGTGGAGAGGGTCAACCTGATCCTGGCTGACTGGTACGGCGCTGCGCTCGGAGCCTCGCCAGACGTCGCCGACCGGAAGCACGAAGCCAACCGTACCCCGGCCAAGAACTACGGGTTTTTCGAGACGCCCGAGGCTGTGGCCGAGCGGGTCATGGAGGCTGCTGGCATCTACACCGGCGGCAATAGCGACCGCACCACGACCATTCTGGAGCCATCCGCAGGCCGTGGCCGTCTGGCTGTCATGGCCCGGAAGCGCGGCGGACACCTGACCTGCGTTGAGATCCAGCAACAGAATTGCGCGGCCCTCGACGCGCTGGGCTTTACCCGGGTCCACTGCGCCGACTTCCTTGACCAGACGCCCGACACGCTGGGGCGCTTCGACCGCATCGTGATGAACCCGCCGTTCGACGCGGGTCGGGATGTGGACCAAGTCACCCACGCGATCCAGTTCCTCAACCCCGGGGGTCGCCTCGCCTCCGTCATGGCCGCTGGCGTCGAATATCGGGAGGACCGCAAGACGGCGGACTTCCGCGCCCTGGTCGAGCGGTTCGGCGGCTCTTTCCGCGACCTCCCCGCAGGCTCCTTCGCCGAGAGCGGCACCAACGTAAACACCGTGATCGTCAGCCTCCAGACGCGAGCAGCCGCATGACCGCCATCAAGACGAAACCCCCCGCGCCCCAGCCCATCAAGCGCGAAGGCCTGCCCCGCGATCTGGAAATCCGCCTCGACAAGGCCACCCGCTGGGCCATGAGGGCCAAGACCAACGAGGAGCGGGAGAAAGCCGCATCGGCCAAAGCTGCCGTGCTGGAGGAAGCCGCCCGCCGCATCGACAACGCCTACCTCGACGGCGCCCGGAAAGAGCTGGACGGCCTCGAGCGCCTACGCGGTGGCGAGCTGATCGTTGACGAGGTCACGACCGATGAGCCGGTTCTGAACCCTGACGGCTCGCAGGCCTTCCGACGCGGGCGCAAGCTGACCAAGCGGGTGAGGGCGCACCGACCCCGCCTGACGAACCGGGACGGTCTGGAAACCCTGCTCACCGCCAAGGCCCTCAACGCGATCCAGTACGTCGCCCTGATGAAATACCGGGGGATGTACGAGGACCACGACGCGCTGAAGGGGCTGACCCCGCCCGATCCGAACCGGGCCGGGGGAGGGGGCGGGCCGCGTGCTTTGATCGACCCCAACACCGCAATCGTGGTAGACTTCGACGGTATCGGGAAGGTCCGCGCTTCGGCGATCAAGGCCAAGGAACTGGTCGATGCGGAGAGGGCGATCAGCCTGACCTGCCCGAAGGACGCCATCCCCACCATCCGCGCTGTCGCTGGCCATGGTGTTTCCATCTACCGCCTGTCCGGGGGCGGAAGTCGTCGCCGGGCTATCAAACTCACCTCCGCGCTTGTCGATGCTGCCGACGCGCTGGCTGACCATTGGGGGCTGCAATAGTGGACATTCTCGACCCGAAGGCCTTTGAGCGTGGGATCGAGGAGGTGCGCGCCCGTTCGCACAACTTGCCACCCGAGATGTTCAAAGATGCGGTTGGCCAGTATGTCTCAGACGTCTTCGACGCTGCAACCGAGAAGTGCCATCGCTACCTGATCGGCAACCAAATCCTAGACCGGCCAGACGTCGGAACCGACGGCTGGTTCAACGCCATGTCGCTGGGCAACTGGCTGATGGTGGCAGATGCCGTGGGCGTGCCGTACATCCCGGCGCGCTACCTGTATTCCGCGCCGACGCTGGCGATCTACGCAGCCCTCTGCGGCATCCCCGTTGCGGCCGACCAGCAAGCGAGCATAGACGGCATGTGGGACGCCCTGCAAACGCTGGGGCCCCATGAGATGCTGCGGTTCGACATGTGTGCAGCGGGCTCGGTAAAGGCCGGGCTGTCCGACGGGCAGGGCATCCAGTCGGGCTGGCATGAAGCGGACGGCTTCAAGTGCCCAGACGTTGACGGTCGCATCGTCCATGCGCTCCTGAACTACACCTTCGAGAGCCTTCCGATCTTCGCCCGCCCCATGGTTCCGCTGCGGATGGTGGAGGGCGACGTGGCCGATGCGCCAGCCGGGCGGTGGCCTAGGGAGTGGCGCGTGTTCGTTCAGGCTGGTAAGGTCTGTGCGGTATCGAACTACTACCTGCAAGCCCCCGCCGCGCACTCCGAAGCAGTCAGGGCGCGAGAGGCGGTGGCGCTGGCAACCCGGATTGTTGGCCGGCTCGCCGAGGCCAAGTCGTGGCCGCACCACCCCCGGTATGAGGGGGTCTTTCCGACGGAGACGGTGACCTGTTCGCTTGACTTCGCAGAAACGGAAGATGGCGGCCTGCTGCTGATCGAAGGCGGCCCCGGTCACATCCTTTCGCCGCCATGGGGTGCGCACCCGTGTTGCTTCACACCCGGCGCGCCGCTGGAGGGCATTGCGCTGGCGCTCGGTTCGCCCACGGTGGCGCTATGACCCGAGACCTAAAAGCCGCCTACCGCTCAGACGAAGACATGTCCCTTGACGAAAGGGCAGAGGCTCAACGCCTGATCGTGGCTGAGTACCGCTGGCAGGTCTACGGAAGCGGGCTGGCAGGGCAGGGCGACGTTGTTGGAGCGCCGCCCTGCCCCTCGCCTATCGACGCTCGCGGTCAGTCACGGCCTGTGTCTGCCAGACCGGAGATTTCCCGCTCTGCTGAACAAGGCTGATGCCGTGCTTGCAGTCAGCAAGGGCCTTGTAGCCCTCGCCGGAGTCGGCAATAGTCTTGGCGTTGGACGCTTGGTAGCGCCAGCGAAACTCGCCGGCGGTGTCGACGTAGATCAAGAAGGACGGAAAAGGTCTATCAGCCATGATGGCCTCCTGTAGTTGGTGACACACTCAGGCTGTCCCTCTTGGTTGAGTCGCTCAACGCACAGCCGCTTGATGGGCTGTGGACAACCACGGAGCGGTGTGGATATCGCACCCTCCCACCCATCTTGACCCGGACGCGCTATAACGGTCTAATCCTCTAAACAGCCGCTTCGCGCGCGGGGCCACGGTTCCCCGGATGCGGCAGACCCCAGATCATTGTGAGCCGCTGACCGTCACTGCACCCGCAGGCGGCATCGGACTGTCAGAGCCCGGCGGCAGCCTTTTGGCCCCCGCCGGGTTTCGCCCCTTCGCCCAGCCGATAAGCTGACACCCTCGCTCAGCCGTAACCCTCGCAGCTAGATCGCGCAGGGCGAAACCCCATGTACGGGGAACTGGCCTCTCAACGATGCCACCCTGAAGGCGGAAGCGCTTTCCCTTCACTGTCGCCGGTGCACAGCCGTCCAGCCCGGCCCTTGTTCATCCCCCGCGTTTCCTCAGCAAAGCCCGGACCTAGCTGCTAACTGCCACACCTATGCGAAAGCGACCCGTGCGGGGGCGGCGAGAGCCGGCATTTGCGGGCAAGGGTGGACGTCCGGTTCAAACACACGCGAGGCCGACATGCGCCACACACCGACCATCGTAGCCTACCCGGTCGCGTTGAGCTGCAATGTCGAAGCCAGCCGCGAAGGCTGGGACGACATCGACCACATCATGGCGTACGTCGAAGCGAACACCGACCAGGGCGAACTGGCCAAGGGCCGCGTAGTCGAAAGCTTCGACTGGTAGCGAATGGCTAAGCCCCAAGAGACGCGAAGCCAAGGTAGGCCAAGCAAGTTCACCGACAAGCTCGCAGCCGAGATCATCTCCCGTCTATCCAAGGGGGAAACACTCGCCAGCATATGCCGGGACGACAAGATGCCTGCCGTAAGGACGGTAAGCGATTGGAAGCGGGCGAACCCAGACTTTTCCGCCGACTTCCTGCGCGCGCGAGACGAAGGCTTCGACGCCATTGCCGAGAGCTGCATGGCCATTGGCGACGACGTTGAGGCGGAAGCTGCGGCGGTCTCGAAGGCCAAGCTGCGGATCGACACCAGGCTGAAGCTTCTCGCGAAGTGGGACCCGCGCCGATACGGCGACAAGCTGGCTTTGACCGGCGGCAACGAAGACGACGCTCCGATCAACATGATCCAGATTGTCGGCGTGAGGCCCAATGGCAACGGCAGCGGTTCAGCTACCTGACAAGCTACTCCCGGTCTTCACCCCTCCGAGGGGCGCTGTTCGGTATCGGGCAATGCACGGGGGCCGTGGTTCGGCCAAGTCCCGGTCAGCGGCCAAGATGGCGGCGATCTGGGGATACGCCGAGCCTCTGCGGATCCTCGCAACCCGCGAGTTTCAGGCCAGCATCAAGGAGAGCTTCCACGCCGAGCTGAAGGAGGCCATCGCCTCTGAGCCGTGGCTTGCTGCTCACTACGACGTTGGCGTCGACTATCTGAGGGGCAAGAACGGGACCGAGTTCCTGTTTCGCGGCCTTCGTCACAACAGCCAGGCGATCAAGTCGCTGGCCAACATCGACCTGACCATCGTTGAAGAAGGCGAGGACGTTCCTGAGGATAGCTGGCTGGCCTTGGAGGCCACCATCTTCCGCCGGCCCAAGTCCGAGCTGTGGGCGATCTGGAACCCGCGTCTGGATGGCTCGCCGGTTGATCAGCGTTTCCGCAAGGACCCGCCGGCCAACGCCATCGTCACCGAGATCAACTGGTCGGACAACCCGTTCTTTCCCGCCGGCCTCGACGAGCTACGGCGCCGGGAACAGGAACGCCTCGACCCGAACACCTATGCCCACATCTGGGACGGCGCGTATCTGACCAACTCCAACCGCCAAGTGTTCGGCGGGAAGTGGGAAACGCGC